CATATAATTATTATACTTACTATTTTTATAATAATTGTATAATTTATTACAATAATATTCATCTACATCTTTTTTTACTTCTTTCACATCATCTACAAGTATATATTTTTCTTCTATGAACTCATCAAAATATTTACTATATTTGTATTCTTTCTTTATATTCATAATTATATATGGGTATATGTAGTTATAATCAAAATATTTTTCGTTTAACTTTGGATATAAAAGAAAATTAGAAACTCTATATTAGAATTTATCGTAATTGTGAATTTCTACGGATTCTTTGTGCTAATCTCATTCTAGAACTTACTTGTCTCTGAATACTTGAATTATCAATTTCTAAGGTTTGAATCTTAGGAGGACATACAAATTTAGTTTCTCCGTTTATACCATAACATACATAATAACGTCTATATCTTGAAGAGAACATTATATATTATATTGTTATTTTTTCTTCTATTTTATCTATCAATTGATTACATTCATTTATCATATTTTTTTCAAGCTGTATATTTTTATACTTAATAATATGATGGTATAACATCATATATATTTTATTTTTTTCATTTGTAATAGTTTTAATAAGTGTGTCATTTTCTATAATAGTATAACAATACTCAAAGATAATTGGTTTATATTGTAGTTCTTCTATGATATAATAAACAGTATCCCATAATACTTTCTCTCTTTTTTTGGGTTCAATTAATGTGTTTGAAATATATTGATAGAATTCGTTCAGATGTATTTTATCAATATATTTATTAAATTTAAATTTGAAAAAGATAACTTTTTTTTCTAAAACTAAAGAGTATGGACTGTAATTTTGTATATGTTTGGTATAATTATCAATTGAAAATATTTTTTCATCGATTGTGTAATAAAGAATGATATAACGAGTTGGAATATTTATAATAGAAGATATTCTATGAAATATATATTCCCAAGTATCTGTTTTACTTATTTCGAGTGATTGACTTTTATGATTTCCATTTGTCTTTGGTAAGCTTGTAATAATAATAGACAGCATATTGTTTGATAGTAGTATGTAGAACTATATGTTTTCAATTTTATATAAAATTGAAAAGAAACATAAATAGTTATCTTGTATTAACTATAACAAATAAAGATGAGCGTTCAAGACAAAGAACTTGCTAATGTATATGAAAAGAAGAGCGACCGTATGCATATATTGGATACACCTGATACATACATTGGTTCCATTGAAGAAGATACAATCTTAAATTGGACTTACAATGATGTATTAGATAAAATGATATATAAAGAGTTTAAATGGATTCCAGGGTTATATAAATGTTTTGATGAAGGAATTGTAAATGCGAGAGACCACTATATTCGTATGGAAGAAAAGGTAGAAGAAAATAAAAAAAGTAATATTCCTGTAAAAAATATAGAAGTATTCATTGATAGAATCAAAGGGTCCATCACTATATTTAATGATGGTAATGGTATAGATATAGCAAAACATCCAGAATATGATATTTGGATTCCTGAAATGATTTTCGGTCATTTGCGAACATCTACAAATTATAATAAAAACCAGAAACGAATCGTTGGAGGTAAGAATGGATTTGGATTTAAGTTAGTTCTTATCTATTCTCTATGGGGAAAAATAGAGACAGTAGATCATATTCGTGGTTTAAAATATACTCAAGAGTTCAAAGAGAACTTAAGTATCATTGAGAAACCGAAAATTACAAAGTATAAGGGAAAACCATATACAAAAATATCGTGGTTGCCGGATTATAAACGATTTGGAATTTCTGGATTAAATGATGATATGTTTTCATTATTGAAAAAAAGAACGTATGATATTTCAGCAATTACATCAAAAAATGTGAAAGTGAAGTTTAATTCAAATATAATTCCAGTAAAAACATTCGAACATTATGTTAATTTATATATTGGAGAAAAATCTGAAAGTAAGCGTGTATATGAAAAAGCAAATGAACGTTGGGAGTATGCAGTCTCTCTAACACCAGTCGAGGAATTTACACAAGTATCTTTTGTGAATGGTATATACACAAATCGTGGTGGTAAGCATATTGAGTATATATTGAATCAAATAGTAAGAGGTATTGTAGCACATATAGAAACAAAAAAGAAGGTGAAAGTATCGGCTTCATCTATTAAAGAACAATTAATGTTATTTGTGAATTGTGTTATCGAAAATCCAGCGTTTGATAGTCAAACAAAAGATTATATGAATACACCAGTAGCAAAGTTTGGTTCATCTTGTAAAGTAAGTGAAACCTTTATTCAAAAAGTTGCTAAATTAGGGGTTCTTGAACGAGCTATCAATATAAGTAATGTAAGAAATAACAAACTTGCAAAAAAGACGGATGGAAAAAAGACTAAGAATGTGAAAGGAGTTCATAAATTGATTGATGCAAATTATGCTGGAACCACAAAATCTGGTGATTGTACTCTTATTTTATGTGAGGGAGATTCAGCAAAGGCTGGAATTGTGTCTGGTTTATCAAAAGAAGACCGAAATTATATAGGAATTTATCCATTAAAAGGGAAATTAATGAATGTAAGAGATGCATCCATTAAGAAAATAGCAGACAATAATGAAATTAATGATATTAAGAAAATTATGGGTCTTGAGTTGAATAAAAAATACAAAGATAAGAAGGATATTGAAAGTAATCTTCGTTATGGAAAGATTATGTTATTGTGTGATTCAGATGTAGATGGTCATCATATTAAAGGGTTGTGTATTAATATGTTCCATTCTTTATGGGGTGAATTAGTAAAACACGATAATTTTATTACATATATGAATACACCGATTTTGAAAGCAAGAAAAGGACAAACAGAATTAAATTTCTATAACGAACACGAATACTTTAATTGGAAGAAAGAGAATAATACTAAAGGTTGGACGATTAAATATTATAAAGGATTAGGAACAAGCACAGCAAGAGAATTTAAAGAATATTTTAAAGAAAAGAAGGTAGTTTCCTTTAATTATGATGAAGAATTATGTGATGAAGATATAGATAAAGTGTTTAATAAGAATCGTTCCCAAGACCGAAAAATGTGGCTTGAGAATTATGAGAAAGATAGTCGTCTAGATGTAAAAGATGAATCTATTTCGTATAGTGATTTCATTAATAAAGAATTGATTCATTTCTCTAAATATGATTGTGAGAGAAGCATACCAAATATGATGGATGGTTTAAAAACAAGTTTAAGAAAGATCTTATATTCAGCACTAAAACGAAATCTTGTAAAAGAAATTAAAGTAGCTCAATTTGGTGGATATGTCTCAGAACATAGTGGATATCATCATGGTGAAAATAGTTTGATGAAAGCGATTGTTGGTATGGCTCAAGATTTTGTAGGTTCAAACAATATAAATCTTCTTGTCCCTATAGGACAGTTTGGAAGTCGTTATCAAGGTGGTGAAGACTCAGCTTCGGAAAGATATATTTATACACAATTACAAAAAATAACAAGTTATATTTATCGTAAAGAAGATGTTCCAGTATTGGATTATTTAAATGATGATGGAGAGTTAGTTGAACCTGAATTTTATACTCCTATTATTCCAATGATTCTTGTGAATGGTTCAAAAGGTATTGGAACTGGATTTAGCACAAGTATATTATCCTACAATCCGGAACAAATTATTAAATATCTTATCCAGAAATTAAAAGGAAATGATGTTTTGCAAGAAATAGAACCATATTATGAAGGTTATAAAGGTTCAATTATAAAAGTAGAAGAACATAAATATTTATTTAAAGGTGTATATGAGAGAAAGGGTGTAGATGAAATTGAAATTACAGAGTTGCCGATTGGTGTTTGGACGGATGATTACAAATTATACTTAGAGAGATTGATGGATGATACAAGAGAGAAAAATGGAAAAAATACACCAATCATTAAAGAATACAAGGATATGAGTACGGATGTCAATGTGGATTTAATTATTAAATTTAATAAAGGTATAGTAGATAAACTGGAAGCACAACAAGTGAATACACATTACAATGGACTTGAAAAGGCATTAAATCTAATAACTACTAAAACAACATCAAATATGCATTTATTTGATTCAAAACAGAAATTAAAAAAGTATGATACGATTTATGACATTATTGAAGATTACTACAGTATCCGTATGATATATTATGATAAACGCAAACAATATCAATTAGAACAATATGAAAGAGAGATTAAATTGTTATCTAATAAAGCAAAGTTTATTATGGAACAATGCAATGATGAATTGGATTTGAGACGTAAAAAACGAGATGAAGTTATAAAGTTATTAGAAGAGAGGGGATATGATAAACTAGAAAACGATGTAGATTATAAATATCTGAGGAATATGCCGATAGATAGTGTAATAGAAGAAAACATAACCAAACTATTAAACGAAAAGGGAGAGAAAGAAAAAGAATATGATAAATTATATACTAGTTCAACAAACACAATATGGTTGAACGAGTTGTTAGAATTAGAAGAAGAGTATAAAGTATATAAGAGAGAACGAGAGAACAAGCAAAATAATATATCTACCGTAAAAGAAAATAAGTCAAAAACAAAAAGAAAGCTAAAGTTAAAGAAATAAAGTTAAAAAAATATTTTATATTAAAATTATTTTTTTAATTATGAAGGGAATAATTAATGACTTCAGGGTTATTAGTGATACCATCCCATACAATACCACATTTATTCGCCCATTCGGCTTTCTTTCTAATTCCAGATGGACCTCTCAATTCAGATTCAGAATGTTTTCTTACAAAGTCTCGGTATTTTCTCTCATTACAAGTTCCTACATTTGTATTTTTTTGATTTGGAACACAAGTTCCATCTTCTAATTCCCAATAATCCGGACAATCAGGAATGACAGGAGGCCATTTTAGTTCATACTTTGATTTATGTACTAAATAACCAATTAATACAAGCATAAATAAGAAAAGACTGATAGCAATAACAATCACAATTCTATTAAAGTCCCATTCTTTTGTATTTTGAAACATATATACAATAATAGAGATTCCAATTAATATGAAAACTGCCGATATTAGACGGAAATTATTTTGAATAAACATTTATATATATATATGACAATTTATTTTTCTTTTGTATTTGTATAGATATGAATTATAGTTATTCAACGATAGAAGATACAATACAAACAGAATTAAAAACAGGAAAAGGTGGTCGTGTAGATATTTCAGAACCGAATGTATTTCAATTTGAATTATTTAAGCATCCAGGTATAAATTATAATAATACAACAAATTATCGTGGAGGACTACAAGGAAATGTAGAAGAATCCAACCTATCAAGAGCATTTTTTTCAAAAGAGAATATGAATATTATCCAAAATGGAATACGTGCAGGTGTATATAGATTATCGAAGGGTCTATACAATGTTGCACCACAAAATGAAACGAATTTAAAAATAATAATGAGAAGTTTATTTTTACAATATTCAGCACATCAACCAAATAATATTAGAGAACAAGTAAAACAATTAAATAAGATTGTATTAGATTATTGTGTTCCAAGTGTATTGAATGAGGCAGATGCTTATCTAAAATATAAGAGAGATGTTAGTAATATGCCGATGCCTCATGCACTTCCTGCCTATAGTAGTAAGAAAGGAGATAAGGTGCTTGAATTAAAAAAATGGTTTTAATAAATTTTAATGTATTATTAAACTTAAATATATGTTATTTATAATATATATGTTTAATTATGATAATACTTATGATGATATATTAGATAGAGAAGAAGTAAAAAATTGTATAAAGAAAGATTTGTTAGATTTTGAAGTGAATAAATTTGATTATACAATAAGTCGTGGATTTTATGTGTATGGTGATTGTTCGATCGGTAAAACATATTTTGTTAAGAATATTATGGAAGAACTTAATTATGATATTATTGAATACAATTCAAGTGATAATCGAAATAAGTCTTTTATTCAATCAATTACAAAAAATCAGCAAAGTGAGAAAAGTGTAATATCGTTTTTTTCTAAAAAGAAGAAAAATATATGTATGATTATGGATGAAATAGACGGTTTAAATATGGGCGATAAGGGAACAATTACATCATTAATAAAATTGATAAGAGGGAAAAGAACAAAAAAACAAAAGAAAGAAGAAACGACAATTATTCCTATTCTATGTATTGGTAATAGTTGTAGTGATAAAAAGATAAGAGAGTTGATGAATGTTTGTCGTTGTTATCATTTGAGAACACCTAATAGAGAGAATATGAAGAATCTTATTCTATATAAAATCCCAAAGTTAAAAGAGGATCATTCTATACTTGACTTTGTTTCAGAATATATTATAACAGATTTACATAGATTAAATTATATTTTAAAAATATGTCAGTACTCCTCTATAAAAGAGTTAAAAAATTTATTAAATAAAGATACTCTTTGTAGATATAAAAATACAAAAAAAGAGATGAAAGATAAAGTAAAATATTTATTAACGAATAAGGTAAGTATAGAAGAACAATCACAACTTATTAATGAAACAGATAGAACAACATTATCGTTACTATTTCATGAGAATGTGCCTCATTTATTTTTATGTAAGAAACAACAAGAAAAGGAAACAATTCATTTTTATTATAACTTTTTAGAAGTATTTTGTTATGCAGATTATATTGATCGTATTACATTCCAAAAACAAATATGGATATTCAATGAATTATCGTTTCTATTGAAAACAATTTATAATAATAATATACTTCATAATGATTTACATTATAAGAGAGAAATAGGAAACAAAGATATGGATTTTACAAAGATATTAACAAAATATTCAACTGAATATAATAACTTGATATTTTTAATGAGTTTATGTTATAAATTGGATATGGATCGTAAAGATTTATTATCATTTTTTAGTAGATTTAAAGATATGAATGAAAATAAAATACTCTTTAACGAAATAGAGAAATATGAGATAACAAAATTAGATATCCAAAGAATGTATCGTTTTATAGAGAATCAAAATAAATAATTTTTATTTTCTCTCTTATACATATATGGCACATACGATAAATTGGTTTAATTATTCATCTAAGATATATACAACAAACAGAAGACAAAATGCGTTGTTTAGTAGTCTTTCAAGAAAAGTGTTAGTAAAAGATATGAGAAAAAACTTTTATCCAATACGAAGCACAGATATTTCTGATAGAGTATTATTTTTAAAAATAAAAACAATAGGTAATTTACGAAGATAAAGTGTATGTTTATATATATGAGTAATAATTTACCTAGATATTTTGGACCTCCATTTTATTTTTGTACTTCAAAAAATCCAAAATTTAGAGAAGGTTGTCTTGGAGGATTAAAATTACCAAAGAAAGCAATCATATTTAATAAATCAGAGAACCGTCTAACAAGGAGAGAATTAGATGCGTGGCGTTTAAAATTTAAAATACGATAATTATTTTCTCTCTATAACATATAATGAAAGGTAGTTCAAGAAAAAACAAGACCCAACGAAAATCAGGAAGAGTAGGAAAAGGAAAAGGAAATTCTAAAGCGAGAACTCGTAGATTTGGTAGAGCAAAGAAAGTAGAGGGTGGAGTTTTAATTGGTGGTAAAGTGTATGATAAAATAAAAGGAACAAAAACAGAAGTATGGAATGGAACAGCACACCGAACAGGTGGTGGTGTAACTAAAGATGGACTTATTCATACCGGTTCTAGAATTAAGTTCGCTGCAAAGAGTGAGAATGCAAAAAAAAATAAAAATTTAGGCAACCATCTCCAAAAGAAAGGTTCCGGTGTATTTGGACCTAAACAATAAATTCTTTATAATTTATTATCTAATTATAAATTATAAAGAAAATGCCAAAAACAAGGAATCACAAAATGAAAAGAAGAAAAGGAGGTAAGACTGTAAAATCCAGAGTTGGTGGTAGAGCAGTTCATCCAAGAGCTAAACGTCTGGATGGTAATCGTGGTTATTCGATTGGTGGAAAAGTGTATCAAAGAATAGAAGGCTCAAGAGCTCAAGTAATGAATGGAACTGCACATAGAACTACAGGTGGTTTAACAAAAAGTGATTTAACCTATAATAGAAATGGTGAGATTGTTTCAGTAGAGAGACAACGAATTGCAAAAAAACTAAACAATCTAGGAGATTATAAACAACCAAAAGGTTCTGGAGAGTTTGGACCAAACCAATAAATTCAAGAATTATTACTAAAATAATGAGTAAAATACTCTTTAGAGATAATAAACATATTATTCGATTTAGCCCATTTATAATATTCATTATAGTCTATGGATGCTTTTTCATTCATAAATTTAATGAGGTCATTTTTTTTATCCCATAGTTTAGTATAGATACCGTATAGTATTCTATTTTCTTCAATTTTAATATTAGGAAAAAAGTTTGTAATAATATTAAGAATATTTTCTTCTTTATAATCAAAAGAAAATGGTTTTATACTTGATTTATTCCATAAATGAAATATTTGATAAATTTCACTAATTTCGTATGTAGAAGAATAGTCTGTGTCATGATTTACCTCAAAATGAACTGCAAAGAATGAATTTAAAAAATAATGAATATGATCTAAATATTTACTTGTTACACCTTTCCAGTATCCATCTTCATATGTGACATTCTTCTTCATTTCTTCTCTGAATTCACTATGAAACATAATTTTAGGAACTTTTAATTCTTTTAAATAACATTCAAAAAGATAATATATTTCTCTATCGCGTATATTCATATTATTATTTCTATGAATATAATGTTTTATAAAATCATTTACAATATCACTTCTCTCTCGTTCATTCATATATAATGAATATTCTTTCACTTCATCATTGGTGCAATAGTTTTGGATAAAATTTTCATTATTTGTATATCGATATGAGTAATGACAAGCAACTACAATAATATTATAAATATTCTTTTCAATAAATGTTTTACATATATCCCATAAGATATTACAATTTTTTATTTCATTTGTATTTATAAAACGAACATTTTTATAGTCATGATTATGATATTTGGTTTTAAAGTATTTACTAATAAAGTTTTTTTTTAAATTTTGTTTTCCATATAATACTTCTTGTAATGTATCTTCAAAAAAATGTAAAAATGGTGTGATTTTATTAAATGTAATATATATTTTTTGAATATCTTTTTTCAAAATAGAATCTCCTATAATCGTTAAGAGATATTTCACAGAATCTTTATCCGGACAAAAGAATTTTTGGAAAAATGAAATAATGTTTTGTATAGTTCTTGAGTCTGGTGTTGCTGATGTTAATATATTTTTTTTAATATTTTGATAGAATATTTTATTTATACTATCTTTATGTTTTAAAAGAAAAGGATAATGATTGAGTTGAGATAATAAATTATACCATATTATATTTTTATCAATAATAGAATAATTTGCATTATCATATTTTAAAAACAGATTACATTCTGGAATATAAAAATATGGATTTTTGCTTGAATAATCTTGGATAAACTTATTTATACTATTTGTTATTTTCTTGATTTTCTCTTCTTTTTGAACCTTCTTTCTAATTTTTCTCTCTTTAATGATTTGATAATTTTTTAAATATTTTAGGAAATCATCATATTCTTCACTGGTTAATGAATTTAAAATGGTATTTATTTCATTTTCTATTATAATTTTACTCATAATTATTATAAGTTTTTATATTTAAGTATTTAAAGATAATATAAAAATATATATAAATCATGAGTAGCAATGTATTAGAAATAAAGACAGTGCAGATTGCACCCTTTCGTACTCTAATGACAGCAATGAAAGATATTCTTCTTCAAACAAATATTACTTTTCAAAAAGATGGATTAAGAATTATCAATATGGATAAGTCGCATGTAATATTATGTCATTTACATTTAAAGGCAGATAATTTTGAAGAGTATTTTTGTAAGCACAACAAAATTGTCATTGGTGTAAATATGTTTCATTTATTTAAATTAATTAATACGATAGATAACGATGATACACTAACTATATATATTGAAGATAAACATTATAAAGATGGAGTAGTAGAATATTTAAGTTTGAAATTTGAGAATGGAAACATCAGACAATGTAAAACTCAACTATTAAGATTAATTGAACCAGATTATCAAGAATTAGAAGTTCCTGATGTGAAATTTTCATCAGTAATAAATATGCCTTCAAGTGATTTTCAAAAAATTATTCGTGATTTGTCTCCTTTATCAGACCGTATTGAAATCAAATGTATTGGAGATGAATTACTTTTTAGTCTAGAAGGACCTTTTGCAAGAGTGAAAATTGTTCGTTCAGAATGCGACGGAAACTTAGAATATACAAAAAAACAAGACTCCACAAATATTATCCAAGGTGAGTTCCCATTAAAGTATTTGAACTACTTTATTAAATGTACGAATCTGTGTAATACTATTGAATTAATGCTTGAGAATGATTTGCCTCTTGTTGTTAAATATAATGTAGCAGACTTAGGTGTATTAACTCTTGGATTAGCACAATTACCTAAAACATAATATTTAACTAATATATATGCGTAGTTTTATTTTAGAACAACAACTAATTCCAGCAACCTTAGGTATTGTTTTTGGTATTACAACAGAAAAAGTTCTAGAAAGATTTATGAATGCTTTCTTAGTTCCATATTTAAGACATTTAAAATTGTTTAATCCTGAAATCAATCAGTTAATAATTGCACTTGTAGAATTAGTTGTAGTATTTACTACAACACTCTTACTTATTCGTTTGGTTATTATTCCATTATTACAAGATGAAAGAACCGAAGAAGAAGAGAGAAGAAGACAATGGAATAAATTTATGATACAATTGAATGAGAGAAATAGTATTCATTAGTATTCTGGTGAATGAAGCTTAAACAAAACACTATTACACTCTAAAGATGGTATTGGAATAATATTTTTTGGATTCGTATATGTGTTATCATTCATCCAAATTTTAATAATACAGAAATTACGTTTTGGAGATATTGATGCTCCATTGATATGTTCTTGAATATCTTGATTCATGGATGCAGTTCTACCCATTAAACTATATGAGAGATTTTTCCACGCATTATAGACATTGTTATTATTAATTTTATAAGAAAAACAACCTCCTTTTTTATTGGATACATCTTCCCATACAGGCTTTATATCATTCTTCATCAAAAATAACATACAATTTTTTACAAGTGTTTCTGGAATACTTTCATATAATGATATTGCTTCTTCTACATTCGTAAATGTCAATACCTCACGATAACTATCTATACTCCAATCTGTATCGTGAGGAAGATGGGTATATAATGTCCACCGTTCTTGTAATTTATGAAACCCCTCTTGATTACTACTCATATATATATAT